TTGATGTATAATGAGAAAACTGAAGAAGTAAGAACAACTGTTGCAAGTGTCACAGGAAAAGTTTTTATAGGATATATAAAAGCTGGATTTAAACCTATATGTGATATAAGGGGTGGATTTATAACTGTTAGTAAGTTTTCTCAAGAGGATAGAGATTATTTCAATAATGTTTTAAACTATGAAGGACAATAACATCATAAAAGAGGACTTTGAACGTCTATCTGAAATGGATAAGATGTATATATGGGAGAAAGAGAATGAGGTGTGGGAGGAATATCAGGAGTGGATAGAGAAACAGGAGAAACTCCCAGCCAAGATAATAGTAAAAATGCCCGAAGAACTAAATCAAGAAGAATATGACAGAGAAAGACAAAGAATTAATGGAAATGGCTAATAATATTGAAAAGCAAGAAGGTTGTATTGCCTGGTATAAAGTAAGTTGCCTTGAAAAAGAGGCTGAATCAGATGATGTCAAACAACGTCTTCATGATTTAGCTGTACGTATGTATCATAAGGAAGAATATTATGCTGGACTGTTATGAAAAGAGAATGTGTTGAAAAATTCAGAAATGAAAATAAACTTTTGAGAATATATCAGGATAAATTAAGTGAAAGTCCTGATCAATGGGGAGATGATGGAAGATTCTTGGTATTTGATCACAGAGATTTTTGTGTGAAAAGAAAAGAGTTTAATCCAAGAGACATATATGACAATGGAGAGAAGGTAAAAGGATATCATGTCTTCAGATGTTATGCCTATATACATAGTGGAGTGGCTCTCTCTGTAGGACCAAATGGAAGGTGGCCTGACCAACGTTGGGATGTCTCCTTCAAAGGTTTCTGGCTTATAAAGAGAGAGAAAGGTACATGGACAATAGAACAGGCCAAGAAAGTGGCTGAAGACTTATGCAAGACATGGAATCAATATTTGTCAGGAGACGTATATGGTTTTGAATGTATAGAGATAGATAGAGATAAAGTGAGGAAATACATGGAACTGTATAATATAGAGAGGGAAGAAGATATTAATGAGGATGATATGATGGAGCTTTATGTAAAGGGAACTTTCGACTCCTGCTGGGGATTTTATGGACGTAACTGGGAGGAGAATGGACTATTTGATCATGCTGGTTTTAACTTGTAAAAGAAGAACATGCTATGGAAATATAAAGGTATTGATTGAATTTATAAAATAGTATAATAAAACATACTTTTAATTGTATTGTTAAATATTTAATGGAAATAAAACCAAGAAATGAAGCTGAAAATAGCACCGTCAAACTTCATTGAACTCGTTAAAAAGCAATATAGCTTGGACAACATCTATATGCTTAAAATGATAGATGAAGGGATTGATTTGGAAGAGGTTTGTAAAGAGAGTGCCAGATTTAACTCCCTGTATACCTCTCTTGAGAGAAAAGGACTTGTATCTGGTGGAAAGGTAACTATGATAGGCAAAGAGCTTATTGTATTTACGGAATCTGAAAGTGCTGATAAGATTGTCAAACGTAAACCTGCAACCAGTGAATTTGCAATGTGGTGGGCTGCTTATCCTGGAACTGATACCTTTGAGCATAAAGGAAGAAAGTTTATAGGATCTAGGAGCTTAAGACAGAATAAGGATGAATGCAGGCTGAAATTTGACAAGATACTTATAGAAGGGGAGTATTCTGTTGGGGAGCTTATTGCTGCTCTGGAATATGATGTCCTCATGAAGAAGGAGAATTCTGTTAAGACAGGAAATAATAAACTTAGTTATATGCAGAATAGCCTCACCTATCTTAATCAAAGAAGTTTTGAATCCTTCATTGAATTGATTAGGGAAGGAAAGGCAGAGAAAGAAGAAAAACAAATAGGAGGGGCAATAGACATATGACAAATTTTGATATTCTTGATGAAGAGGTACAAAGTGGGTTAAGAGGAAGGAATTCTGGTGTTCCTATGGGATTTCCAAGATTAAATACTCACATAGGAATAAGAAAAAGGATTTATTTTCTAATAGGGGGATTGATTGGCAGTGGCAAGACAGGGTTTATTGATGACAGTTTTGTACTTAATCCGTATGATTGGTATATCTCTGAAGCAAATAAGACTAATATCAAGCTGACGATCATTTACCGTTCTATGGAGAGAAGCAGGGTATATAAGCTTGCAAAATGGATGACCAGAAGGATATTCCTTGATCAGGGTGTACTTATTCCTCTTAATAAGCTTCTTGGCTGGAATAAGGCAGAAAAGCTTACCAAAGATGAACATGATTTATATCTTTCCTATAAGGACTATATTAACAATTTAGAGAGTGTTATTACTATTATTGATGGTCCTGAAAATCCTGTGGGAATAGCTAAGGATTTAAGGGTTCATGCTCTGAAACATGGGAGAATAGAGGAACTTGACCAATTTAACAAGATATATGTTCCAGATAATGAAAATGAGATAACTATTGTTGTTTTGGATCATTTAGGCTTGTTGAAATTAACAAAAGAGCTTAATTCAAAAAAGGCTGCAATTGACAAAATGAGTGATGAACTTCGTTATGCCCGTGACTTTTATGGATATACGCCAGTTGCAGTACAGCAGTTTAATAGAGAGATTTCTAATGTTGTAAGGCTTAGGAATGGAGATGTTGAACCTAATTTAGAGGATTTTAAAGAATCTGCAGTTCCTCAAGAGGATGCTGATGTGGTAATGGGAATGTTTGATCCTGTCAGATATAAGGTAAAAGATCCTTCAAAATATGAATTGGATAAACTGACAGGAAACGATGGAACTAATTACTTTAGGAGCTTAAGACTGATTAAGAATAGCTATGGCCTTGATAATCTGAGAGTTGGCTTAGGATTTATGGGTGCTATAGGAAGATTTAAAGAACTTCCCAAACAGAGTGTTATCACTGACGATATATATCAAAGTGTGGTTGATACAACTTTTTTCTTGGAGAGATGACACAATTATATGATTATTTAGACAATGAACTTAGGTTGGGAGATGAAGTGCTATTTGCTACTCCCTATCTTCATGCTACTCTGTATAAGGGGAGAATAATTGCTTTTACACAGAAGAGTATTATAATTCAGCCTTATCGGAAGAAGCATGGAATTGAGGTGGATGGTAAATCAGCATTTGATAAATCTGAATGGAAAAGAAGAATAGCATTCGATAGGGTTCCTTTTGAAGTATTAAAACTTGAGAAAGAATGGGATTGAGAGATGTTAGACAACAGGAGCTAGCTGATAGATGGATAGACTATGGGAAGTTTGGGATAATCAATGCTGCACCCAGATTCGGGAAAATCAAGGTGGCAATTAAAATAATGGAGAAGATTAAGCCTAAGACAGTGCTAATAGCCTATCCAGATAATAAGATCAGGGATTCCTGGTTGGAAGATTTTGATAAGTTTGGGTTTAGTAGTCCTTCTGTTAGATGGACAACATTCCTTTCATTGCATAAATACGCTCAAGAGAGGTTTGATTTGGTAATCCTTGATGAGTGTCATCTATTAAGCGATGCTCAAATGGAAGTGTGTAAGACTCTCATCGCTTCACAGGCTCGTAGATGCGTTTTAGGGCTTACTGGAACATTGTCCCGTTGGACAGCTAAAGGGCTCTCAGAAGAGCTCTCATTGCCTGTAGTGGCAAAATATTCAATTGAGATGGCTATTAAAGAGGGAATTCTTCCAGATTATGAAATCAATGTAGTAAGGGTGTCTCTTGATGATAGAATAATGAATGATTATAACGGAAAACGAACTACTGAGAAGAAGAAGTTTGCCAATTACAAATGGGTGGTAGATAAGTTGGAAAGAGAGGAGAAGCCTTCATTTCATATGAAACTGAAGATGATTGGCATACTTCAGTCTTCCATAGCCAAGAGAGATGCTACCATAAGGCTTATTGAGAAATTCAAGGATGAACGCTTATTAGTCTTTTGTGGACGTACTGAAATAGCTGATAGCTTGGGAATACCTTCCTATCATAGTAAGAGTAGTGAGAAGGATGTATGGGATGATTTTGTAGGAGGAGTATCAAAACACTTAGCAGTAGTTAAGATTGGTAATTCTGGTGTGACTTATTTACCCCTTAACAAGGTGATAATTAATCATTTTGACAGCAATCCAGAAACTATGACACAAAGGGTGAACAGATGTATGAGTATGGAATATAACAATCCTGAGAAGAAGGCTTCGATTTGGATTGTGTGTTCTACGGAAAAGAAAGAAATTGATTGGCTCAATGGATCACTTGCAATGTTTGATAAGAATAAAATTAAATATGTATGAAAAGCTTGGTAAGATGGTATTATTTGATAACTAAACGAAATCAATGTTTTAGAAGTCCTCTTAATCAAAGAGTTACTAAATGGGGAAATATAGTGGAGTGGGGAGATGTGTATCTTGGTAGGAATTGGTGGTACAGACCTAATAAATTAAATATGTATGACAAAGAAAGAATTTATAGAAAAGTGGTGTAATGTATTTTTTAATCCTATGAATGGATCTCAAAAGATGTTAGATATTCAAATGGGGGATGATATAGATGACCTTGTACATGACTATTATGATAATAGGACAGCACCTACAAGTTGGATAGATTTAACCTTACAACAAATTATTTCTGAATATAAGGATGGAGAAGAAGACGTGCCTCTTGATGGGGATGAAGTAGAGGATTTAATTAACATACTTCGTACTAAAATTAATCTTCATCAGGGTAATATTACACAAGAGGAATATGACAGACTATTAGGATAAATAATAAAAATTATAATTATGAAAGTAGAATTAATTAAACAAATTAAAGAGAACGGTGACGTGTATTACGCCACTTTTGTAGATGGTGTGCAAATGGCTGGAACTATCACTTATGCAGGTAATCTTATTGAAAAAAAGGAAGATGCTGTTGAGAAGGCAATGGGTAAGCTCAGAATAATTGAAGATTATCTTAGAACTGAGATAATTCCTTCGGAAAGTATAATGTTTTCTGAGAAAATTTGATTATCTTTATAATTAAAATGATTAAAATATGAGTA